AGTCATGGTTATGAGGAGAAGGCAGTAAAGGCAGGTGAAGGGTATGAGCTTTGGGAAGATGAACACCCGAATCGACATCATCGATACGATTCCCATGAAGGACGATGAAGGATTCTCTTCAAAGGGAGAAGAGATTATCGCCAGTGTTCGTGCGTATAGGGATGAAAGACACGGTTCAAGAAAGTGGGCCAATATGGCCGCCTACACCAAAGCCAATGCCACCTTTCAGTTTAGAAGGATTCCTGGTGTGGTGATTGAACCTGGCTTGCTGATTCGCTGTGACATCGGTGAGTATAAAGTCTTAAGCGTTGAGGTTATTATGGGATTTTATTTGGAAGTAGCAGCAGAAAAGATAGAAGCCACGAAGGACTAGGAGGTGATTTCATGGCACGAGCAACCTACAAGCTACCTGAAGATTTTTTGTTAAAGGTATCGACCTTGGCTGAGAAGACCGATGAAATCATCCCGAAAGTCCTTAAAGAAGGTGGCGAAGTGGTGAAAGCCAAAGTGAAAGCCAATCTCCAGGCGAGCCTTGGAAGTGACACAAAACTTCCATCAAGATCAACAGGAGAACTGATTGATGCTCTTGGTGTAACACCGGCTGGTGTGGATCGGGACGGGAATTACAACGTGAAGGTGGGCTTTGATGAACCGCGAAAAGACGGGGAGTCAAATGCAAAGATAGCCAATATTTTGGAGTATGGAAAGTCCGGTCAGCCCGCCAAGCCATTCTTAAAACCGGCAAAAACAGCCAGCCGGAACGCCTGTATTGAGGCAATGAAAAGAAAGCTGGATGAAGAGATTAGCAAAATTTAAAGATAAGGAGGGCGAGCGAAATGTATAACAGTATCTTGAAAGATATAGGCGAGGTCCTTGAGCCTTTGGGGATCCCCATTGAAACGGGCGTGTTTAGTAAAAAGGCACCGGATGAGTATCTGGTCCTTACTCCCATGAGTGATATCTTCGATCATTACGCTGATGATCTGCCAAGTGCAGAACTACAGGAAGTTCGCCTCTCCTTATTTTCTAAGGGTAACTACCAGGCGAGAAAGAATGAACTGGTAATAGCACTACTGGGAGCAGGTTTTATCATAACGGACAGAAGGTATCTGGGATATGAAGAAGATACCGGTTTTCACCACTTCGCCATCGATGTGTCAAGAGAATACGAATTGAAATTTTAGCTGAAGTTGACTCAGCTATTTTAAAGGAGGAATAGGACATGGCAACAATTGGTTTGGATAGTTTATATTACGCCAAGATCACAGAAGATGAAAATGGTATCGAAACCTATGGTACACCAAAAGTTCTGGCAAAAGCCATGACAGCAGAACTAAGTGTGGAGCTGATTGAAGCGATTCTTTACGCAGATGATGGAGCTTCTGAAGTAGTGAAGGAGTTCAAAAGTGGTGCACTGACACTTGGGATTGATGATATCGGATCTATCGTGGCCCAGGATTTAACGGGCTGCAAAATTGACAGCAACAATGTGGTGGTTTCAAGAAGTGAAGATGGAGGAAGTCCGGTGGCCATCGGCTTTCGTGCTAAGAAGGCCAATGGGCGCTATAGATATTTTTGGCTTTACAGAGTTATCTTCAGCGTTCCGGCCACCAGCCTTGCAACTAAGGGGGACTCCATTACATTTAGCAGTCCCACCATAGAAGGAACGGTTTTTAGGCGAAACAAACTGGATGGCGAGAGTAAGCATCCGTGGAAAGCGGAAGTCACTGAGGGAGACAGTGGTGTTGCATCATCGACCATTTCTGGATGGTTTACCTCTGTGTATGAACCGGACTTTACTCCGGTAACACCGGCGATTACAATCACAACTCAACCAGCAGCTCTCACAGAAGTAACTGCTGGTAGCATTACGGGAAGTCTCGCTGTGGTGGCAAGCTCTAATACATCTAACCCAGTAACCTATCAGTGGTATGAAAACACCATCGACAGTTCTACAGGCGGCACACCGATTAATGGCGAAACCTCTGCCAGCTTTGATATCCCGACGGATCTTGTGGCAGATACCTATTACTACTACTGTGTGCTGAATCTAAGTGGAGCAGATCCTGTGACCACTGACGTCGCAACAGTTATCGTATCTTAATGGAGGGGAGATAAATGGTTGATGAAAATGTAAAACTCACTGAAAGCGCTGAAGATAGAAGCGCCACCATTGAAATCGGAGGAACAGAGTTTAAAATGGTGCTTACCACGAAAGCGACAAAAGAAATTGCTGGACGATATGGCGGTCTTGAGAACCTGGGCGAGAAGCTCATGAAAACTGAGAACTTTGAAATGGCACTTTCTGAGATTGTGTGGCTGATTACGCTCCTGGCCAATCAGTCTATCTTGATTCACAACATCAGAAATAAGGATCAGAAAAAAGAGCTTCTTACCGAAGAAGAAGTGGAGCTTCTCACCACACCTTTTGATCTAGCGACCTACAAGAATGCCATTATGGCCAGTATGATGAAGGGCACCAAGAGAAACGTGGAGAGTGAATCCTCAAAAAACGAGGTAGTCGGGTAAGTGATGAGGAGTTATTTACTCGACTGATCTACTACGGCACAGCCCATCTCAATCGTAAAGAAGATGAGGTGTGGCTGATGCCTATAGGATACCTGATGGATCTTTGGGAATGCCACAAGCAGTTCATTGGCATCGCAAAGCCGAAGCTCAATCTATCAATCGATGACATTATCCCGGCTTGGGTTTAGATATATTTCGAGACACTTCATAGGAGGTGTCTTTTTTCACGTCTAATGAGGAGGAGGTGAGGCACTATGGCAGGTGATAGCAACTTTGGCCTGAAAATAGGGGTTGAAGGGGAAAAAGAGTTCAAGAATAGTTTGCGAGAGATCAATAGAGATTTCAAAGTGCTGGGCTCTGAGATGAAGCTTGTCACTTCCCAATTTGATAAACAGGATAAATCACTACAGGCAGTGACGGCAAGAAATGAAGTTCTGAATAAAGAAATTGATGCCCAGAAAAATAAAATAAGCACCCTAGAATCTGCCCTTAAAAATGCCGCCGACTCCTTTGGTGAAAATGATAAGCGGACAAAAGCCTGGCAGATCCAGCTAAACAACGCAAACGCTGATCTCAACAAGATGGAGCGGGAGCTTGATGAAAATAGTAAAGCTCTTGATGAAGCAACTGGTGGGTTCGAAGATGCGGGTAAAAAAGCCGGCAAGTTTGGAGATGAAGTTAAAGAATCGGCGAAAGTAGCAGATGACTCCGGTGGAAAGTTTGAGAAACTTGGCTCTGTTATGAAAGGTGTGGCCACTGGTATTGGAGTGGCTATGGCAGCTATCGGAACAGCTGCGATGGGTGCAGGAAAAAAGCTTTATGATATGGCTAGTGATGCAGCTGCTGCCGGTGATGAAGTGGATAAAGCCAGTCAAAGGTTGGGGCTATCGAGAGAGGGCTATCAACAGTGGGAGTATGTCCTTTCACAAAATGGTGCAAGCATCTCATCTTTAGAAACCGGGATGAAGAAACTCAATAGCACCGTCGATGATGCTATTAATGGAAGTGCATCTGCTACTGATAAGTTCAAGAGACTAGGTATTTCTATGGAAGATCTGGAGGGCAAATCCCGAGAAGAAGTCTTTGAGATGACTGTAAAAGGCTTACAGGGCATTGCAGATGAAGGTGAAAAAGCTGCTATAGCTAATGACCTTCTTGGTACGTCTTCTGTTGAACTTGGCGCACTTTTGAATCAAACGGCAGAGAGCACGGATGCCCTAAAGAATAAGGCCAGCGAACTGGGTCTGGTGATGAGCGATGAATCCATAGACGCAGCAGTGAACTACACCGATGCCATGGATAATCTTACTCGTTCTTTTGCAGGTGTGAAAAACAATATCACCTCACAGCTTCTTCCTGGTTTCACCATGGTCCTTGATGGACTTACCGGACTGATTACCGGTCAAGAAGGAGCTGCAGAAGAGCTAAAAGAAGGGGCAAGACAAACAGTAGATCAGATTGCAGTTATCCTTCCACAGATCTTAGATGTGGTGACTGGCCTGATAGCAGCTATAGCCGAAGTGGCACCTGACCTTGTCCTCGCTCTTGTTAGTGGTATTTTAGATAACCTACCCACGCTTATTGAAGCGGCTACGAATATCATCATGACCATTGTGGGTGGACTCATTGAAGCCCTACCTCAGATTACAGAAGGAGCCCTTCAACTGGTACTCGCCCTAGTGGATGGGATCATCGCCAACCTCCCATCACTTGTAGAGGCAGCCCTTGTGATGATTGTGACCCTTGCCACGGGTCTTGGTGAAGCTCTTCCGGAGCTGGTTCCTTCCATTGTAGAAGCTGTGATTCTGATTGCCCAGACGCTGATCAATAATCTGGATTTGGTTCTTGATGCAGCTTTTCAGATCATCAGTGGACTGGCCGAGGGCCTTCTGAACTCATTACCAAAATTAATAGATGCACTGCCCCAAATCATCAATAGCATCATTACTTTTATCACAAATAATCTCCCTAAAATTATCGAGATGGGCCTTCAGCTGACCATTCAACTGGCAGCAGGACTAATCAGGGCCATCCCTCAACTCGTTGGTCAGCTTCCACAAATCATCTCGGCAATTGTGACGGGTCTTGGGAGAGCTATCCCTTCTATGAATGATGTGGGGAGAAATATCGCAAGAGGTCTATGGGATGGCATTTCATCCATGATTGGATGGCTGAAAGGAAAAGTTGACAGCATGGTCGGTGGTATTGTTAAAGGCGTCAAAGGTGTTCTAGGCATCCGCTCACCTTCTAAAGTGTTCGCCGGGATTGGTGCCAACATGAGTGAAGGTATCGGTGAAGGGTTCACTGAGGCCATGAGTGGGGTTGAAAAAGACATTCAAGGCGCTATTCCTACAGACTTTGACCTCGATCTAAACTCTCAAGTTTCTGGAAGTCTTGGTGGCTCTGAAGGTGCAGTTTTTGATGTGACTATCCCACTAACCATTGACGGAAATATTCTAACAAGGGTCATAGCCCAGCTTCAGTGGAACCAGAATACAGTAACTGTTAGAAATCTTGGAGTAGCAGGGAGCTAAAACAGAGAGGAGGGATAGCCTTGATTGAAATATATGCGGGTAGTACTTTGCTTCAAAGCATCAAAAAAGTGATGGGTGCGGGTGTCAGAGAAACCCTGGAAGGAGAGTACACTCTTTCATTCACGGTACTTGCCAAAACAGCACTAGCACTTAAGGTAAAGCAGATCGCAAAGCTGGATGATCAATATTTCGAAATCGTACAGATATCAAAGAGTCTTCAGGGCAGCCTTCCCATCTGTTCTGTGATCTGTGAGCATGTCTCTTACATCCTGAACCATGAGATGTACAATATCTCGGAGTTTGATTTTACAGGGGATCCTGCTACAGGACTTGCTCAAGTTCTTTCTGGAACACCTTTCAGTGTAGGCATCGTGGATTTTACAGAGAGCGTCACCATGCAGATTAACCAGGAAGTCTCAAGAAGAGCAGCCCTGATGCAGTACATCGCCATCCTTGGTGGTGAGATTGAGTACGATGGTTATAACATCAACATCCGAAGTCACAGGGGAAGCACTGACTATATCCCGGTGATGGATTCGAAGAATGTCACCAATGTAGCGGTATCCCACGATTCCAGGGAGAATGCATCTTCCTATGACATCTCATTCTTCAAGCTATTAAACCTCGCTGTAGGAGATAATGTACAGATTGTATTTAATCCCTTGGGGATCAACGTGAAGACGAGAATCATCTCCCTAGAATACAACCCATTTTACCGGTACAACATCAGGGTGGAAGTCGGGAGGTACAGACCTAGCATCTCGGACACCTTTTACCGGATAGAGAACTCTTTAAATAGCGTAGGGAGCTCAGTTGACGATATCCAAAACCAGGTGAATGACCTAGGGGTATCCTATACCATCGTTTCTGATCTGGTGGTGACTGAATCCACCATCGATGTGACCTACACTGTGGAGAAGGGCGATACCCATCAGTACCATGCCCAGTACCAGTACACCACAGATAGTGGGGGAAGGATCACCAGCATTACTCTCGATAGCATTTTCTCAGAGCTTCTACTTAAGGAAGTGGCCACCTTAACGGTGGAC